GGTCATAGTTTCACTAAAACTAGGAGAAGTATTTTTATGATTATTAGAAACAATAATGTATGCGGCTAATTTACCATATTGAATATTTTCAGTAACTAAAGTAGTACAAACTTGACTTGTAAGTTCATCAATTTCACTTGTTTTAATACCGTCATATATACGAGCACAAACCTTTTGTGCAATAATAGAAGCATCTAAATCTAATTGTGCTTGTTTACACATATATTGAATACGTGCTGTAATTTTATCAAAAGAAACATTTTGCAAAATATTTGAACGTTTTATAACCCGCATTGTAATATTATAAATAAATATTTTTTTTTAAGATAAAAAAAAAAATAAAAAATATAAATTTATCCTATATATATTAAAAAATAAATAAAAAAATTACTAAATTTATAAAATAAAAAAAAATTAATTTTTAGAATAAATTTAAATATAAAATAAAAATATATACTAATAATAATAATTATGAATTTAAATAACAAAAATATTAAAAAAATAGATAGTATTATTTTTAATTTATTGATCTTAAAAAACAAAAGACCAGTAGATAAATTAAAAGAATCAGATATTAAATATTTATGTGATGAAAGTATTAAGCTATTGAATAAAGAATCAACATTATTAAAATTAAATGGAGATATTTATATAGCTGGTGATATACATGGGCAATACTATGATTTAATAAAAATATTTAACCATATAGGAATGCCTCCTAAAAAAAAATATCTATTTTTAGGAGATTATGTAGACAGAGGTATATATAGCGTAGAAACGTATAGTTTGTTATTAGCACTTAAAATAAAATATCCAGAAAATATTTATATAATAAGAGGGAATCATGAATCCGATTGGTTGAACGAATCGTATGGATTTAAAAGAGAGTGTATTAAGAAATATAATTATAAAACATGGGCGAATTTTATAAAAACATTTGAATATTTATCATTAGGAGCATTAATAGATAATAAAATATTTTGTATACATGGCGGATTATCACCAAGATTAAATAAAGTAAATGGATTAAATACAGTAAAGAAACCATATAAAATAGAAGATAAAAATAGTTTAGTAACAGACATTGTCTGGAATGATCCAGAAAATAAAGTAGAAGGATATAAACCTAATAAGGATAGAGGAATTGGTCATATATTTGGAAAGAATGTAGTAGACAAATTTATGGCAGACAATAATTTAGAATTGATTTGCAGAGCACATGAAGTAGTAGATGAAGGATATAAGTTTATGTTTAATAATAAATTAGTAACAATATTTTCAGCACCGAAATATTGTAATACAAATGATAACAAGGGAGCTGTAATGTTTGTGAATAAAGATCTTGAATGTAGTTTTATAATATTTAATCCAGTAAAGAATGTTACAAATGAGAAACAGAATGAAAAATTATATTCAAATAATGTAAGAAGAACTGTAAGATCATTATCAAGACCCGGAAAAGTAAAGGTAGTAAAAGAAAGAAGTAAATCATTAGATAAAAATTTTACGTTAAAAAAAACAAAATAAAATAAGTAAGAAAAAATAGAGACATGCATATAGAAACTGATATTAAATTAGATTTTAGTGATGTATTATTAAAACCAAAAAGGAGTAGTTTGCAAAGTAGAAAAGATGTAGTTTTAAAAAGAAAATTCAAGTTTAAATATGCAAATAATGAATGGGAAGGAATACCAATAATAGCAAGCAATTTAGATTCAACAGGAACATTAGAAATGAATAACACCTTAAGTAAAATGGATATGTTAACTTGTTTACATAAGTTTTATAAGGAAGAAGATATAGATGATAGTATAAATAATGAATTTATAATACCATCAATAGGAATAAAATATAGTGATAAATATTTAGCTAAAATAAATTCAAAGTTTATATGTATAGATGTAGCAAATGGATATTGCGAATATTTTGTAGAATTCATAAAAGAAATAAGGAGTAAGTATCCAGATAAAATAATCATAGCGGGTAATGTAGTAACAAAAGAGATGACAGAACAGTTAATATTAAGTGGAGCAGATATAGTAAAAGTAGGAATCGGAAGTGGTGCGTTATGTATAACACGGATAAAAACAGGTGTTGGATGTCCACAATTAAGTGCAATTGAGGAATGTGCAGATGCCGCACATGGACTCGGTGGACATATTATATCAGATGGAGGATGTACTTGCCCAGGGGATGTAAGTAAAGCATTTGCAGCAGGAGCGGATTTTGTAATGTTAGGAAGTATGTTAGCAGGATATCATGAGACAGGAGGAGATGTAATAGAAGAAGATGGTAAAAAATATAAAATTATATACGGGATGAGTTCAGATACAGCACAAAATAAATACTATAAAAAAGTATACAAATATAGAACAAGCGAAGGTAGAACAATTAAAATACCATATAAAGATACATCAGTATCGACGCAATTAGAAGATATATTAGGAGGATTAAGGAGTACATGTACATATATAGGATCAAAAAATATAAAACACATGTCAAAATGTGCTACATTTATAAGAGTAAACAATCAATTTAATACAATGTATAGTAAAAATTAATAATAAGATATACTTATTATTAATCAGAATCAGAATCTAATTCTATTTCAAGAATAATTGGTTTTTTTTTACGAGGAGTAACTGCACGTTTTTTATATTTATCTTGAATACCATTTTCACGAGCGTATACAACATCATTCCAAAAGTTATTCATTTTGATATAGTTATTAGCGAACCATTCTTTGTCACGATGAACTTGAACAATAGAGAGTTGAGATAAACGCCAATAGGTAATATGAGAATCCTTGAAGTTAGAATCATTATCAAGGCGATCTATTTCTGATTTAGCCCATTCTACCTTATATTGGTCTTTAATACAAATTAATGAATAGAAATAATGAAGTTTATTATCATTTATATTAACTGCTGAAACTACAATACCTTTTTCATAGTTATCATCTGTAAATCCTGGTTTTTCACCAATATCACTTAAAAAATCATCTTCTGTAAAATATTCAATAAATTTACATTCCATAAAATCACAAACATCAAGATTACAAACTTCAAGTTGCATCTGCATTTGTGCAACATAATAAATAGGAGGAATACCAGTAATTTTACGAGATGGTGGGCATTTAATTTCAAGCATTATACCGTCATCTGTAATACCATCTGGTGATGCACCTATATTATTAAGAATTTGATGAGGAATTAATCCATATTCAACAACAGTACAATTTTTACGAACTTCATATATAGAAGTAGCACATGGTTCATATTTCACTCCCCATTCAGTAATACAGTTACCTTTAAACGGTTTACCTTGACCACACTTTTCATGTATTAATTCAGAAAGAGTTTTATAAGGGTTAACACCAGTAATAGTACCAGCATCACTTGCAGTGAGCATACGATAACGCATATCAAACCAAGCTTGAGAACGTTGTTCTGGTTGAGGTATTTTCTTTAGATTATCAGTTATTTCTCTAAATTCATCAATAGAACGTTGAGGTACATTATTTAACAATGATACTATATATTTTTTTTTTATATGATCATTTATACTTGTATTAACTAACTTATAAAGATTTGTATATTTAAATAAGAAAGTACAATTAGAACAAATTGTTGATAAAATATCATCTTTTTTAGTATTACATTTAATACAATTATTATTATCAATATCAGTATCAATAATATTTTTAGAAATAGAGACTGAATTAAGATTGATAATATTATCAATAGAATAGTTATTATTAAATATCTTAAAATACATATAAGATAACAGTTGTTTTATAATAACGATATCGTTATAGTTATTTGTAATAGTATCATAACAAATATCAATGATTAACGGGATTTCATCATCAAATATTTGCGTATTGTCGAATAAATTATTAATAAATTGATCGAATTCGTAATAATGAGTCATTATATTTATATAAATAATTATTATTTATATAGATAAATTAATTATTATATTTAGAAATAAGCTTATCAATATCAGCATTATCAATATCTTTTTTTTTAGATATATCAATACCATTAAACTTATTCATTTTTGTATTTTGAGAGACAAGTTTATTATATTGATACGAAGTTTTTTGTTCTTCAATAGGAATAGAAACATTATCTGATTTGGTATTTTTAAATAATTCAGGGTTTGTTAATATTTCAAGTTTTTTAAATATCAAATCAACTTCATTAGAGATGGAATCAGTCATTATTAATATCAAATATATTATTATTAATAGAATATAAAATATGAAATAAATCACTAATAGTAAAAGTATGAATAAGATTAAAGTCTTGTTGAACAGAATTAAGAGTACACTCTGTAATCGGAATATTATCAGTAAAGAAGTTAAAGAAAAACCGCCAATCGTATTGTTTAGTAGATAATTTTTTAGATCTATTAAATTCAATAGTATATTTTTTTTCAGGATAAATTATATATACAATAATATATAAATTTTTATTTAATTTTATAAAAGTGGAATACTTAATAGATTTAGATGGTATATTACAGTGCTTACGATAAATTTCAATATAATCTTGATCTAAATTAAAATTTTTAATATATGTTGATTTTAAAGAGTTATTTTTAAGATAAATATCAGAATAAATTATTTTATATCCTGTGGATAAATTATTATTAGAAGATTCATATAATATTAATGGTAAAATACATATTTCAATTTTATCACTATTTAAATTTAAATTATTAAGTTTATATGAAATAATATCCATTATGTTAAAGTATAATACTAAATTAGTTTTTAAATATATATTTCAATTTTATATTTAAAAATCAAGTTTTACAAATAACACATTTAGAACTATAAGATCTTTCTATCCATTTTTTAATACAATCATTGTGATAAATATGATTACAATTTAATTTAATACAATTATCATCGTTAAAAAAATTATCCATACAAATAAAACATGTGTCATTTAAATAAATATATTTATTATTCCATTTAAAATGATTTAATTTATTAATAATATTATCAATTGAAAAATTATTAGCAACAATGTGTTCACGTAATAAATCAAATGAATCAATCATATTATTATATAATTGAATATTTAATGCAATATTACTTGTTGAATTATTAGTATTATTATTAGTATTATTATTAATATTATTAATAGAACTACGTCTAATATTAAGAGCTGGTTGAATTTCTAAAAATATAAAATTTTTTTCCATACTAATTTATTATCTAATTATATAATAAATAAAATGGATTTCCCAAAAATAAATATAAGTAATTTTATGATATCATCAGTAATGATGTCAGTATTTGCATATACATTAGGAAATATCGTAGATAATGTTATATTTCCAAAATATGTTGAAGGTGATAATAAAAATGAAATATTAATAGAATTAATATTACAAATAAGTGCAGTTGTTATATTACGCTATTATAGTAGTATAATAATTACAACAATATTATCAAAAACAATGAAATTATCACCAAGAAGTGTACAAGCATCCGGATTAATATTTCCATTTATGATGTATTTTCCTATGGATAATTTTAAAAAGAGAGTTAAATATTTTAGTGATTTAATAGAATGAATTAATGTAATATAATTAAATATTACATTAATTTTAATTATATTATATATAAGTAATAGACTATAATGGAGTTAAATAAATGTTCATTTATACGTTCATTAAATTATGATGGAGTATCTTGTTTTAAAAAAAAAGAATTAATAGAAATAATAAATTCACTTAATAACGAACATAAATTATATTTAAAAAAAACAGGAACAAAAAAAGAATTATGGGATATTATTGATAATACATTAAAATTATTAGAAAATCCTAAAAAATGGGAAAAATGTAATAAAGAATGGTGTTGGTTAAAAACATGTATAAAAAGAGATAAAGAAACAAATAAATGTTATAAAAAATTAATAGATATAATAGGAGATAAAGAAATAGTTGAAAATATGATTAAATTAATATTTAAACCAAATAAACCAAACGGTAAACCATATAAAGTAGATAAAGAAACAGGATCGATTATAGATGATGTTTGGTTATCAACATCAGATATAAGAAATATAATTAAACAATTTGAAACTGTATTTAAAGATGAATTTATTTTTAAAGGACCAATACCAATAGATGTATATAAATGTACAATAAACAATAAAGATTGGTGTAAAAATAAATTAATAAATGATACTATAAATATAGATATAAATAATCTTAAAGAAAAAGGAATAAAATATATAGGTATTGTATTTAATTTAGATAAACATAATGAACCAGGAAGTCATTGGGTATCAATGTTTATAGATTTAAAAAATAATATAATAGATTATTTTGATTCAGCAGAAGCACATAAAAGTATAAAAGATATACCAAATGATATATTAAATTATATTCAATATATAAAACAATTAGGAGAAAAAGATAAAATTAAATTTAAAATACGATATAACAAAATACAACATCAAAAAAAAAATTCAGAATGTGGAATATATAGTATATATTTTATAATGAAAAGAGTATTAGGTGAAAACTTTGATAATTTAGTAAATAATAAAAATAAAATAATAACAGATTTTCAAATGAATAAATTACGTAAATTATTATATAAATAATAATAAATAATAAAATAATAATGGCTTGTAAATACTGTAAAGACGAGAATCATATAATAGATAATTGTCCATTAATAGTATGTAGATTATGTAATACAAAAGGGCATGTTGATTGGAAATGTTTAAAACATAAAGATCATAAAAAAAATAAAAAGAAAAAAAAAAATACAAATAATAATGTTATTAATTTAACCGAATTTCCTAAATTAAAAATAACAAATAAATTAAACAATATAAATAAAGAAATAAATAATGAAAATACCTTAATTGAAAAAAAAAAAGAGAAAAACATAGATTATAGTAATATGAGTTGGGTAGAAATTAATAAATTAGTTTATTAATTTATTTATATAAAATTATATATAATTTTA